GCTTATACCCGTTGCCGCAGCTGATTGCGTAAGCGTTTTAGTTGTTAAAATATTGTTAAAGTTACTTCCTGGAGTTGTATTAGTATTATCAGCAAGTCCAACATAATAACCTTCAAACTGGTTATTAATAGTTGATGTTGACTTGTTTAATATAACCGCTCCAGCTCCACCAGCGTTAGCAATAGTAGCAAACGAATCTTTAGCACCTGCCGTTGCAGACCATGTAAACGCTGTATCTTCTAAAGCGCTAAGATATTGTGATTCAGTAAGTTCTATGTGAGTAGGTTGACCTAACACATATACCGCTGAAGCTGTATCTAAGTTAGTTGAAATTTGCTGTATAGATTGTGCAGATAAAGTAAATGTATCACCAGCAGAATCAAAACCACCGATTACTGAAGGTTTAACAACGCCAACAGTATTAAGCGTAGCAAATCCAGTAAGAACGATGTTTAAGTTACCGTAAGAAGGTCCTATAGTGTTGTTAAAACTATATGTATCACCGGCAGATTTTTTACTATTGATCTTAGAGGTAATTTCTTGATAAATCGATTTAACTGTATTACCACCGGTGGGACTCGCGCATAACAATACAGCATTTGTAGTACCGCCATCACTTCGGCTAACTGATGATGTTCTAGCAAACTGAGTACCAAATCCCCATATTAGAGAGCTTAGTACACCGCTACCAGATTGAATTTGAAGCTCAACACCTGAAAGAGCATCCGTATAATTAAGTTTATTCCAGTTTCCAAAGTTTAAGCTGTACGCACTTACTGTTCCGGATGTAGTGTTACCAGTAACGTTACGTACTGGATATACTAAAGCTGAATATTTAGATCCAAACCCATCTCCAGTACCATGACCATATGGCAATCTACTAGCATATACATTAGATGGTGAATTTAACAACTCGTTTAAAGTGTAGTAAAAGTACCGTTCTGCTGAGTTAGTAGGAGGACCAAATATATTGTTTAGCTCTTGTTTAGTTGTAATCTTAAGAACTTCATCTAGAGGCCCTTGCTGTGCAAAACCTGTAACATATACATTAGTTCCGACATTTAACGGGGCGGTGAGTGAAAGATCAGATTCTCTAATTTCTACTCCGGGAGAGTTAATCGTACGCTGTGCCATAAAATTATTTATCTATTTCATGACAATTATATTCAAAAATCCATAACTTCAGTATGTAATTGTGAATAAACGAAGGTAAACCCGGATGTAATCTCATCCGCCGTTTGGTAGTTATAGTCTATCTTATCAACAGTGGTAGGAAATGCCTTTGTATAGGTAAATTTTATTCTATTATTATTAAATTCATCTTTACCATAAATGGTTAAATTTGTCTGATAGTCTTTAAAATTTTCATCTGGATCAGCAGCGTTTATTTCCCGGGCGTTGTATGTACCGGTATATTGGTCGTGTAATAAGTTAAGCCATTGATATATTACCCAGTAGTTTTTATATTCATTATCAACTTTAAACTGAACACTAACAGGTGGATAGGGATTCTTACTATGGGATGTAACATATAGCGTGCTTCCTGCGTATCTTGTTTCTGTAGCTGGTACTGTAATTTCAGGTACAGCTGTACCGAATATAGAAAATTGTACCGAGTCACTAATAATAGACGTATTATCTTGATTAAATTTCTTATTAAACTCTCTTAGTATAGGGGGTATATCAAAAACAAGTAAGAACTTATCAGCTCTTGACTTGTTGAGCATGGATTGCTGCATGGTGTTATAGGCCATATAATATATTTATCTCTTAACACTCTCACCAGTCCAGTTGGGAGGTGGTTTTTCACCTAATAACTGATATCCAAATGTTTGTAATTCATCCATATCTGATATAACCTCATCGCCCATCCCCCATACAAGAGCATTCATTTCATGATTATACCCACCTACTATTTCATTATCTAGATATATAGAGGTTGGATCTTCAAAATATTGTACACCAAAGTCCATAGGCTCTATAACAGAAGGTTTACCCATATCATCAACTTCTACGATTTCAAAAAATCTTTCTGTTATTTCTTTCTCTAATATAAAGAGACCATATAACATAGCCATTACTCTATCATCATGAAAACCACCACGCGCTTTCCAAGTACCGTTTGGATACCTTACAAAATTTCTTAACTCAGCTACAGTTTCTTCTTCATTAATGTTGACGACTCTTATCTCGTTCATGAAGTATCTCATGTTGAGGACTCCCTTATACTTTGTATTAGTATGAGCTATCATACCCCTCATAACATTACGGCGGTGTGCATTAGCATTACCATATGATACTATTTTTTCATATCCTAAATCTACTGCTAACCTATCCACTACCTGCGCTCCACAATTGTTTCTCTCTATGAGAGCTAAGGGAGACCCCCAGTTACGTAAAATCTTATATAATCTATTAGTAAATTCCAACGGTGGTATCTTATTGTTTCTATATACTGCTACTTGTTTTATTTCTTTTATATCTGTTATATCTAATATTTGAATAACGGAAGAATCAACACCTACACCTTCTGATATATCTACCCCCGCGACATAAAGTTTAGATTCATCAGGCTCTTCCCACAGCTTATAGTGACCCTCATCTAGAATAATTTTAGGGTCAGATACCTTTGACATCATTTCTTCAAATAATTCATCATCTAATGTTGATTCGCCAGAATGTATAAACTCGCATTCAAATTCCTGTAACCAAGCATCAGCAGAACCAATAGCTGTTTTAGTAGCTTGAGCCCAAGCTTCATCACGACCTGGTATCTCGCTCCATTTTATCTTATCATGTGCCCATCCATTCTCACCTTCTATAGCTCCGTGATATAATTTATAAAACAAATTATCAGTACCATTAGCTGTGGAGCATACAAATACTTTAGATTTTTTAGAAGAAGTAATAATTGGGAAGACCGACTTCCAAAACTCTTCTACTAAATGCGGCTCAATAAAAGCCATCTCATCAATAACAAGACAGTTAACAGATTGTCCTCGAGCAGCAGTACCGGTAGTAGTTGTGATACCTATTCTACTACCATTCTCTAACGTCATAGAAGTTTTAGCATACTCCTTCACCGGTGGTTTTAACCAGTTAGGTAACTCTTCATAAGCCATCCTCACTCTTTGAAAGATTTCAATAGCAGTTGCCTCTTTGTTTGCCACTAATAGGATACGCTGATCATTATTAAAACATGCTTGCCATAAAATGTATATGGTCATCATTGTCGATTTACCAATCTGTCTAGAAGCTAACAAACAAAAGAATCGATTATCTCTCATCTTTCTTAATGCTCTTTTTTGAGGCTTATACAACTGTATATTTTCTTTACCTCTATCTAAGTTAACAATATGAAAGAAGTTCTCAGCAAAATATAGTATATTACTACTAGCCTTTTTAAGGTTCTTTACCTGCTCTTTAGTGTATTCACCCTTCCAGTTAACGTTGGGTAAGTTCTTATTACCCATATAAAACATATTATCCTGTCTAGCCACAGAAATATTTAATGCATAGCATAAATAATTACATGTCAAAAAGTAAAGACTGGATATCATTAGGTGAAGCATACAAAGATGTCTTCAAGAATGTAGTTGTTAACGAAGATGTGCCTGCAGGTACGGTTGGAGAAGCTCCACTTGAAACCGGAGGTCCACAAAAAGAAGGCGGTTTCAGAGAGCCTCTAGTTGACATTACAAAGATGTCAGAAAAGGACAAGAAAGACAACATCTACAATATTAAAGGTTATACATACGGTGATGGTAATAATCCTGGTAATACTGATCAACCAGATCCAACAGGCCCGGAATATAATCAAGTGCCTTATTCAGGTATAGTAGGACCTGAAGAAGATGAAGAAGAAAAAGGCAAAAGGCCAGACTATCCGGATGTTGACGATGATGGCGATACAGATGAGTCTATGGAGAAAGCCCTCAAGGATAAGAAAAAGGGTAAAAAACATGATAATGATGAAGAAGATGAAGAATTTTTGGAAGAACACGAGAAAATTGCACGCGCTGGCCTAAATAATTTTATGAGCAAATCCGTATTTGATAAACTTTATAATAAGGTAATGGTTAGCGAGAGCTTTGGCGAAGATGCTGAAGATGTAACTGAACTTGAGGCTTTAGGAATTGAAACTGAAACTGACTTTGATGTTGAAGATGAAGTTCCAGAAGAGATCACAGTTTCCATTCCTGGTGAACTAGCACAAAGTCTTTGTGACATTCTACAAACTGCCTTAGCACAACAAGAAACTGAAGTTGAAGTTGATGTTGATGTTACAGATGTTACTGACACAGAATTTGAAGAGGACGCTGAAACAGCTAGACAGAAAACATATGGTGGTAACAAAGGAGATCATCCTCGTAGGTTTAATAAAAAGACCGGTCGTAAGAGTGAAGTTAGAGATTATGAAGAGGATGAAGAGGCAGCAATGAAAGACGGTGGAGGTTATGGCTTAGATGCTGGTTCTACTCTCAAGCATGAAGTTAACTATGGCCATGGTGGTAAGAACAAAGTTAGTAACTTAAGACCAACTGGTGCTGCTAAGATGAAAGACGGTGGAGGTTACGGCTTAGATGCTGGTTCTACTCTCAACCATACTGTTAATGATGGTAAAGGTGGGAAAAACAAGGTAGGTAAGTTACCAGTAGGTAGAAACGCTTTCGAAGGTTAATCGCTCAAAAATTAAACAATAATAAAAAGCCCGTTGAGTACCCCTCTTCGGGCTTTTTTAATAAATATAATTGTGAGGTTCTACAATAACACACTCAATCAAAAGTTTTGGTCGGAGGATAATAAATTCGACCCTGACATAAGAAAGAAGCTTTTAGCTATAACTGATGATTTTGTTGAGAGTTTAGATCTTCAAGGAGTGGATATACATGATATTACCTTAACTGGTAGTAATAGTAATTACAATTACAATGAGCACTCTGATCTCGATGTACATGTATTAATTGACTTTAAAGATATTAATGAGGATGAAGATTTAGTTAAGAGATCTCTCGATGGTCCTCGGTTTGTATGGAATCTTAGACATAATGTAAATCTTAAAGGTCATGATGTTGAAATGTATATGCAAGATAAAGATGAGCCGCATGTCGCTTCTGGTCTTTATTCGTTAAAAGATGATAAATGGATTACTGAACCATCTTTTGATCCACCATCAATAGATGTTAATGATGTATTTAAAAAAGCTAAAGCTATTGAAACGGAGATAGAGATTTTAAAGGAAGAGTTAAGTAGAGCTGATGGCGATGAAGCTAAGAAATTACATGAGTGTGGTAAGGAATTAAAAGATAAAATATCAAAGATGCGAAAGCGTGGATTAGCTCGTGAAGGTGAATTTAGTATTGAAAATTTAGCATTCAAAGTGTTACGTAATACAGAAGCTATCGGTGATCTTATAGATTTAATATCATCATCGTATGATAAAATTTATACTGAAAGATTTAAAACTTTCTCTGAATATTTTCAAGGAGATCCTATCATGAATCCTCATATGAGAAATGGTAAAAATGTTAATAGAGTTGGATTATCAAAAAAGCATCTGAATACTTTACCAAAGCAGTACCAGCATAAATGTCCACATGTATCAAATCTCGTTAATGGATCTGCTAGTCAAATTAAATTAATGGGTCGACCACTACTAGACACTCTTGCAGCTTATGCTGTCGACTATAAGCCAGGTGTAACAAATACCCTAGGTAACTCTGGTGTAGAAGTACAAATGTTTGAAGATAACGAAGGAACCCCATGTGGAATGTTAAAGAAGAAGTAAAATGCCATCAACGCCTCCATGTAATCAAAATAGATTAAACTGCCTTCCAGAGGAAGTTTTAGCAGCAACTGCTATACCTTCTTGTGGTCAGCTTGTTAGTCCATATAACTTACAAGCTGAGCAGTTAGTATTTGATCAGGCATTTAACGATTTAATTAACAACTTTGGCATACCGGTAGATTACTACATTAACACTTTTAATCTCTCTGCTGCTGATTTATTATATGGTGAAGACTTTGGTAACGAAACTAACAGAAGACAATTCCAAGGCCCGTTATCAGGTATGCAAATGTACGTTGAGCTATCTGATGACGCTATTAATCTATCTAAGTTTGGTTTTGATCCTGATGATGAGTTTACAGCCTTTGTGCATATAAGCTCTTTCCAATCTACAGCATCAGCATATTTTGATTATACAGCTGTTGCTCAAGCAATTGAACCAAAAGCGGGTGATGTAATTGACCTTAAAGTGTTGGGATGTGATAGACCAAATCAAAGAGGTTCAGTTATGTTTCAGGTAACAGAGAGAATGGATCAAGACTTAGCTGTATTGAACCCTGTACTCGGTCATTACATTTATAGACTTAGAGGTAAGAGATTTAATTACTCGTTTGAATCAGGGCTATCAAGCGAACCTGTTAATGAGCAAGTCTATGATAGTACAAAGAGTGGTATACTATCTACTGATCTCTTTGACCAGTCAGCATCTGAAGGTAAGACTTATCCTAATGAGCACGATCCTTATGATATTAACGATGTATCAAAGACACAAGTAATGGATATGGATGTCAATGATACAGACATCTATGGCTCGTATTATTAGCCAACAGCCTTAATAATAGCTTGTACATCGTGTAACTCATCCACACTATCATAAGGGCATTGATGAATGACACCCTGGAAGTCATAATCGTAAAGATATGAATCAACTGTACCTTCATCACGCGCTACCTTAGGTACAATGTTAGTATGCATTTCATATCCAAATACTTTAGGCTGTGTATTAACCCACACAACAACAGATGGTAATTGAAGCGGTACAGCAGCATGCTGTAGAGATGAATCAATAAACAATCTCTTCTCAGCGTGAGCAATCATAGCAAAGAGAGGCTTTTTACCAATTGTTTTATCAAAGCGATGACAGTTATTCAACCTCGGATGAAATTCATAACATATATGCACAATGTTATATTTCTCAGCTAAACCATCAACTACTTCCTGTGCTTGAGAAGGGTGCATATCTCTTGTCCATGAGTAAGGGTGTTGCTGATGATCTGGACCAGGTCCGCCAAATGGTTGAAATGCTAATAAAGGTCTGTTATCACCAGCAAACTGACTCATATAAGCTCGAGCTTCTTCTATCTCTCTAAAATTAAAATTTAGATTAGGCTTTTCTCCATTATACTTTGTACCAATCATATCACACCATGTCTTAATTAAGTGTGACTTTTTCGTAATATGACTAGTTTGCTTATATGGATCTTGAGCAAATATTTTAACATCTTTACCCTTAATAACGTCTTGATAAAAATAAGGCGTGTTACCAATTCTATAGAATCTAGCAATGTCCTTATTCTTAACCCATACTTCAGGCCAAGCAGAGACAACAATAATCTTTCGCTTAGGATTAGCCTTCTTATACGCTGCTGTTACAGCTGTTGCAGCGACATTTTTACCAATGCCCCCTTCGATGTGAAATACAGTAGTAGCCATATATCATATATAATACGCTACTGTAAAAGATCAATACTATTATGGGCCAAGTGAGATAAGCAAACAGGTACCACAAGCACCATTACGGTAAACCACTCCTGCAACCTTTGGATCTGATATTGGTATACCACATCCACCGGTATCAGCACTAAGCCATAATCTATTTGTATGAAGCATGTGACCAGAAACCGCTGCAATATTAGAACCTAATATTGAAGAATGACAAAAATTGGCCCGGCCTGCTCCGGAAGAGCCGCCCGGACGAGCAGGACCAGCTACCGAACCAATACCACCAACAGTATTACCTGTACCTGCACCAATAAAACTAAAACTAGTACATACGGTACTGGCGTTGCCTCCGGCTATTACCGAGCAACACCCACAGCCATTTATTACATTTGAACTACCACCGCCAATGATGCTATGTGGTCCGCAAATAAAGTGATTTTTACCACCGGCTATTGTACTACCTTCACCTCCCCTT